AGCGTCGCAGAATTAAGGCAAAAACTATGACTTTAAGAAAACAATTGTATTGGCAGCAAAAAGCAGCCTAAAATTAAACCAAGGAGCCAGAAGCACACCTTATATTTTTATGCACTGTGTCCAAAATACTCTGACGACGTACAGATTTTTGATATAAAGCAGCTTCTGCCTTCCTACGCCGAATTAAACCATTTAATTTTCGGCCACCAGCCCAGACCCAGCGCATGAATTGCTCTGGTACATCAGCGTGTTCTTCGCGGTTGATTTTACGGCGCAGTGTTGAGCGTTGGAGCGCCCCACCGCCAAGATTATAGGTGAATGATACCAGCGCATCGAATTGGCCATCTGTCAGAGGTATATTGACTAAGCGTAAAACAGAGCGTTCAGCAATTATTAAATCTTCTCTTAAAATATCTTCTGCTTCTTCTTCAGTTATACCACAAGAAAAGTTTTCAATTTCTCTTACAACATGACCGTAACCGATGGTTGGATAACCAGCGGGACAAAAATAAACGGTTCGAGAGAAGCCCTCGAACCGTTTTATCAGGTCGATTCCATTTTGTGTGATATGTCTCATTTTTCCAATGTTCCTATGATTTTGAGTTTCTTGCTGCCATATTCAAATGCGCCATGCCATTGCTCTTGCCCGAGGACATCTTTGCGCTCCAGCGTCAAATTAAAACGGTCGATGCCGCGCTGTTTGGATGTGGCGTAGTCTTCCAGCGCATACCAAGATTTTCTTGCCAGTGTGGTGGCCATTTTCTTGACCGTGTATTCAAAGACATCGAGCAGAGCCTCAAGCTCCGCATCGGTGCATTTATCGTTTTGAATGTCTTCGATTATGGCCTTGTAAAATAGTTTGCTCATTGTCCTATCTCCTTGTTTTCAATTGCTTTTTACAATCACAGTAACGCTTCATTCCAAGCGCTTATCAAGTGAATAAGATGCTATTTTTCAAGGATTTGAGCGGAATTTTGACAAGGCACGCTGACCAAACCAGAAGGACATCACTGCCGCAAATAACGCCTGTGTTTCACCATCCCACACGGCAATCAGTCCGTCGGTGATCCCGACACCCTGATCTAACAGCTTGAACAAAGCGGCAGTTTTCACCGTGGCGAATAGAATAAAAAACGCATAGGTGATAATCGGACGAACCGATGCCCGCAACGCTTCCACCCATTTCACGCCGCTTGGCTGGCTGGCATGGCTGTATAGGGCGTTGCTTTCGGCAATATCGGCTTGTACCTGTATCTCTTCAAGGCGCTGCGTGTGGCCTTGGCGTTGCGCTTCCATTTGCCGATCCAGTATAGCCAGCTCATGTTTGCGGTCGGAATGATCGCGCCAGAGTTTCAAGAAATCCGGAAACGCAGATGATAAAAAGCCCAGCAGGCTTCCAAGTAATGTCAGCATGATATTTTCCTTTCATGGTTTAGGGTTGGTTGGGTTAATTGATTGGGGTACGCATCGCCTTTAGATCATCCCGAATATCAGTGATCTGGGTTTTGATGACAGCGATGTCCTGACGCATTTCACCGACGACTTTGCGCCCAGTGATATCGTTGTTAACTTGGTTTTCGAGATTGTTGAGACGCTCGTTCACCGTGGCAATGTGTGATGATATCCACGCCACGATTTTGACCAGCGCGATTAAAAGGCCAACGCTGTTGGCAAGCACGCCAAATAGCAGGCCCCATTCTGCAAGGGACATGTTTTTTACTCCTATAATTTTTGATTGTTGATTTATTGATCCGCTGTATGCACCAGCGGGTTTTCAACCACGCTGGCAATCTCGACCAGATCACCACGCGGTTTAACGGCGGTCACACGGGCAAGGACTCCCCATTGCTCGCCTATGCCAAAGGCAAAATGCGTGCGTTCTTGTTCGCTTCCTGTGTAGGGTGTGAAGTCCAATTCCTCGTCCAGCATGACTTGCCGTTGATTTGCACCTGCGGTGACCAGCCACGGCCCACTAACCGATCCGTCTTTTTTACGCAGCACGATGTAATGGCTATCACCTTCAGTAAAACTCACGCCCTCTGACAAGTTTAAATATGGATACTCATAGGCAGTAATATCACCGGCTTCGCCCCAGCGCGGCATATCATGGGAGATGGCAATCAAATCACCATAGGTCGGGATTAAGCCTTCCAGCTCTGTTTTGAAACTCACCATCCTTCTGCGATAGCGATTGGCAGCAGCCATATAGAGACCCTCACGAATGGCATGGGCTTTATCTGTACTGCCAAAGAGCGACACAGTCGCAGGTTGGTCTGCACTGCTATCGGGCAGGCTGACCGTCACCTCATCGGGCTTCCATGTTTTTTCGTTGAAGAATTCAACCGTGACACTATCCGCCGTATCTTCCCCGGGCATCACAAAATCGATTTTGAAACTGCCCTTAACGATATTACGAGGCGAGAACAATGCCACAGGAAGAGTTTTCGGTTCATCCCGCACAAACCGCACCAGTCCGCCTTGGAGAAAGGCAACAGCACGGCCACAGCGTGCCACTTGGGATAACGCATCCCACACGGTGAGTTTACGGTCGAACACGCCGTTAAATGTATCACCGCGAGCCGTCCAAATTGCATCCAAGGCGACCAGCGCCTGCAGATCAATACGGCTATCCTCCAGCTTTGCCCCATAGTTGCTTTTGAGAATATCAGCGCATGCCCATGCAATCGAGCGTGTAGCTTGCGGTTCAGACCAGCCAGTCACACTATCCCAGATCGGCAATTTACGGGTGACGATGCAATTGACCATACGGGATGAGCGTTGCGACAAATTATCCGTTGCCCGCATTTTCATGGCCAGAAGCGTGACATTGCCAAAATCATCATCGTGGGCCAGATGGGCTTTAAGTGCATTCCAGTTGAGATCACTGCCTGCACGGGCGGACATATCCTTGGCATTGGTGCGGATGGCCCGCACTTCATAACGTCCGGCAGGCACGGTGTATTTGTAAGTCTTTCGAATAGCGGTGTTGGTATTATCTGTAATGCTCTCTGATCCCAGATTAAACCAACTCCCCAGCGCCACGCCGTCATCATCTATCAAACGGGCTTCCACATCCCATGAGGCGGTGCGACTGTTCAAACCGCCACTGTCATTGGCGTAATAAAGACCTTTTGGCAGGATCATATCCAGCGCCAATAAAGTCGTTTGGGTTTCAGATGGATTGGCAACAAACGGCCCGATCCAATCCCCGCCGTCACCCGTGCTTAATAATTCCTGCCCTGCGATTTCGGGCGCAGTCACGACATCCGTATCAAAGAGTGTTACATTCCCACCCGGGCTGATGATTTCATACTCAATCTCTGCAAACGAACTGATCGGCGTATCTTCAATACGGATGGCCTCTAAATCGTATTCACCCTGACCGATGACATGGAGCTGGAATAAAAATTGGTCGTTATTCACAAACTCCGCATAAGGCGTTGCCCCGAAATCGGGATAGACAACATGGCGACCGTAGACCACAGGGATCGGCTCACCAAGGCGGGCTTGATTGCCCTGTGCCTGCAGGGAATATGTCGGGCTGGGACTGGTCGCATTGTAATTACTGATTGCCGAGCTTGGCATAGGCGGCGGAATAAGTGCATTGACCAGCGCCGATCCTGCCAAAGCAATCCCAGCCGTTAATAGTGATGTCCCAATCGCACTGGTGACACCCAGCGTTCCTGCCAACGCTGCTCCTGCATAAGGCGCGGCCACCATCACAGCAATGGTTAAAACGGTACGTAGAATTTTACCGCCACCACCACCGCCTTGGGGCAAAGCGATAAAGCTCACCACCGTATCTTTTGTAATCACCGCCAGCGCCCAGTCTTTCCGCAAAACAGGCTCACCATCCACAAGGCATAAAGTTGGCTTTGAGAATTCAACAATGCCTCGCTCATCCAGCCAACCACGCACGGTCTGACCGATACGGGGTTCAAACAGATCAACATTTTGATGCAGATGAAACGGATTATGATGAATGGCAATTTGCGCCATGGTTATTCCCCAATGTAGCGATAATAATTTTCAACTTTCCAGCCCGTGAGAGCCAAGCTATGCAGGTTTTGAAAAACCACCCCAGCGCCTTGCATACAGTGGAGCATGCCGCCACCGTCAATATCGAGCCAGATCCCGACATGGATCGGATGGCGAGATTGACGCATCAGGGCAATGTCACCTTCCATCGGTTTATGCACCACATCCCAATTTGCCCTCTCAGGGTGTGCATCAATGGTTTTAATCAGCTGACGCAGATTGTTTTCCTGCACGGGAATAATGGTTAAATCCCGCCCATATAGCCGTTTATGGATCGCCACGACTAAGCCCCAGCAATCATAAGCCTCAGGGCCGTCTGATGCGACAACCCATGGCTTGCCGATATAGTCTGTTGCCCAATGTGTCATCGTGTCAGCCCCGCAAAACGTAAAGCGTTATATGTTTCTGATGGGAAGGCTTTATTCCCGACATCAAGCATGCGGGCTTTGCCAGTCACACGAGAAGCATCGGCGCTGACTTCCGTTAACACCAGTGTAAATGGAGGGTCCATTTGCGGCCCTTCCAAATCGTCTGACAAATACGGGCGATAGGTGATTTCGATCTTATCTTGGCTTTCTGCTGCCCGATCCAAATGAGTCACAATCTCACGGCTGACATTATCCAGCGTGATGGATATTTCAGGCACAGGCGCAGTATCAACAGGCGGTAATTCCAGATCAAACCCCATGGCGATAAACTCAACCATTTCAAAAGCGTTTAATGGCGCTGTCGCCTCCATGCGGGCGGTGAGGTTTTGATTATCACGCACGACCCGAATGGCGATGGGTTGGGAATCATCATCCACAAAAGACGGATGGCGCAATTCCAGCGTATGCAGGATCACAACGTCACTGGGCGCGGAAGCATAAGCCTCGCGCAAGGCAAGGGAAAGAGTATCATTTGGCATCTTGGTTATTACTCGGATAGATTTTGAAAATAGGTTTCGAAGGCATGTTTCATACCGTGCACCGTCAAATACGGTGTTGTTGCATGACGCTCAGTAATGATTTTCTCAACATCAAAGCACCGTTGAACATGCGCCCGCACGGCATCAGCCAGAAAGACAATCATGGTTGATGTAAGCGTCACAAATCCGTTTTCTGATTTCCAGTTGACGATATAGTCAGGATCTTCCTTGGCAATAATCCGTGCCGCCATTAACCGTTGCTGTGACAAATCATCCGTTTGAATATCAATGCCGTTGACCGATATTCCTCCGAAGAGTTTTTCATCACGGCATAGCGTAATGGATCGAGTCACCAACTCAGCTTTTTCTGCTTCCAAAGCGACCAGTTCATCCGGCGTGTATTCAACAAGATCGCCTTCATGGATTTTCCAATCCGGTTTGCAGTCATCTGGACAATCCATCCATGTTAACGGCGGAGCAACCGGAAACGCTTTGGCCTCAACCTGAATTACAATTTCATTATTTATAAGAGCTTTCTTCATGTTAACCGTACATCTCCACTATCACTATTCCTGCTATACCCCGTTGCTGAGCATAGTAACCATAACCACCTGCGCCGACTGTAACCGTGACTGATGGATCTGGATTGGCTACGACCCCAATACATAATCCACCATCACCACCTATATAGTAAGCGGCTTCACCTTTGCCCTGTCCGTAATTGCCAACTAAGTTAAGTCTTCCAATGAGTTTTAATGTTCCGCCAACACCTTGACCAGGAGAGCCTGAAGCCCCATTAACAGCACGAGTGCCGCCTGTTGCACTCAGATAAGATCCAAAAGAAGATGTTCCTCCAGAACCACCGGCAATACTTCCTTGGTTTCCTCCACCGCCGCCTCCGACGAGAACAACACGCACAAACTTACATCCGGCAGGCTTTGTCCAGGCGCCTGATGATGTAAAAACTTCTGTTCCGATAAAGCCTGAACCCAAACTATCCAGATGGTTTTTGATAACTTCTGCATCGGGAAATTTATCAGGTGCGCCTGCGGTCATTTCTGCTTGGGTCGCTTTTTCGACGATCCCTTTGGCTTCAGTAGTTGCATCGGGAATGGTTGGGACGGTTGCGGTAATGACCAGCGCTTCATCACCACCCTCATTTTGAACGGAGAGAACAATATTACTGCCTGCAACAATTTTACTGTCGAGTGTGCCCGTCGCAGTATCATCTGCCGATATTTTAACGCGCCCGGAAACGGCGACAGCTTCATCCCGTGCCAACTCCGCACCGCTTTGAGCTGCCTCTGCCTGATCAACGGCATCAATTAAATTGACACCGGCCTGTGCAATTTGATCCGTAATATCTTTGACAGATTTTGCAACGGATTTAACAGGGCCATTTTCAGTCGTGATCGTGGCTGCGTCATCACCATGCACAATATCATGCAAGACATCACTATCTGTTTGGATGCGTGCAATAGCATCCTGCAAATCAGTTTGTAGGGTCATGAAGTTTATCCTTAAAAAGATTTAGTTCAGCAAATGAGAAAGGGTCTGATGCACCAGAATATGAAACTGGTCACCGGCATTCAGCAATCCGTTGATATCCTCAGTTAAAACAAGGTTTAATGCGCCTTCATCCAAAACAGGACGTTCACGGATTTCCAGCTCGGATGTAATTTCCCAAAGCGTGCCACCCGCCAAAAGCCGTGATGAAAACTGCTGTGTAAACCTTGCTTCTTGTTCCAAAAGACCAAGCCCGCCCAGGAGTGTGATCGCAAACCAGCTTGCCCCCTCACGGGCATGCCAGCGATACCAGCCCTCAAAAATGGCATATTGATCCCGCCGCATAATCCAGCGCACCGATACCTTGGTCGGCACATCCGTAAAACGGCGACGTTGACGAGCAAGACCAGCTTCCATCTCGGTGCGTAGAATCGCTTCCCCAGGCTGAACGCCGTATCCTTGTACCGTTGGCAACGGCAATGTTGATGGCCATGTAATGTCACTCATTTACCTGTAACTCCCCGCGGCAGGATTGAGTCCGTAGCGCCGCTCCAACGTTGGCGCTAGACCTTCACCACGTCCGATATTGCGCGATAAATTGCCTTCCACTTCTTCGATAATGATTTTCAAATCCATATTGCCTGCACTGTCACGGCTAACATCGGCTCTGGCCTGAGCATTGCTGGCATTGTTTTCAACACGCACCGACACATTCACATTCGGCTTGGATTGCAACGCACCTCCCAGCAGTTTCATCTGTCCTGGCGTAAAGACGGCTTCACCTTGTTTGGCGATTGTACGTCGTCAGAGTATTTTGGACACAGTGCATAAAAATATAAGGTGTGCTTCTGGCTCCTTGGTTTAATTTTAGGCTGCTTTTTGCTGCCAATACAATTGTTTTCTTAAAGTCATAGTTTTTGCCTTAATTCTGCGACG